GTAAAAATAAGATCAGCCATTGCGTCAACAAACGCTTCTGCCTCGTGGTCTTGTACGTCTGGCGCACAGATATCTAATAGCCGATCAACTGCACGGTCATACGCGCTTTTAATTGCGGGTCTATTCGGTAAGTTCATGACTTGGCCTTTCTGTTTGTACTGCTGCATCAATCTTGTCTGCTAACTTTCTTAATTCTGTTGGTACTAATTTAAGACCATCAGACCAAGATCCATCTTTAATACAGTCTTCTATATAGCTTTCAAGACACTCATTTAAACTTGTTTCAAAGGTTGGTCCGTCCTCATAAAAATTTATATACATACTTAAAGGATTAGTAACATTAAGTCCACCACAACCATCACTACCATCATCAGAATGAAACCACACAATTGGAAAACTTATATAAACTTCATCATCTTTTATGGCACCTTCATAAATTTCTTTAACCACATCACGAATTCCTGTATCAATTAAAGAAGTAAGGTTATCAAGTGATGGTAAATGCCAGTCTGAAAAATCTATCTCTCCATATTTATGTTTCATTAAGTCACCTCTTTGATTGACAGGACCGATTGACGCACAGAGTAGGCATCCTTTGCCGGGACCAAGCGCTCTGCTGCAGCCTTGTAGTTACGCATTGGCCAGCTGATCACGTAGCTACCAACCCGGCCACGCTCTGCTTGGCCAAGCTCTTCTTTGATCTGCTTCTCTGCCTCTTCAATGTCGGACTCTGCAGCTCGGATGACTGCCTTGCTGGCCAAGATGGACTGGGCCAAATAGGATGTTTCAACGCTGAGCTCAACCTCATCCTTCACCGCGTTTGGGTAGATCCGGTCCAGCTCTTTGCTGCTGGCTGGTGGGTACCAGTCGATCTCTGTGGTTTCGCGGTACTTGTCCAGCTTGGACTCAAACTCTTTGACAGCCTCGTAGATCGCAGACTGGGTGCCTTTGTGTGGCGCGTACAAGAACACGCGCAGCTCAATGCCTTGGTACAGCACGCAGACAGCCCCCCATTTGTGCCCAGTGACCAGCATCTGACCCTGCAGCTGGATGGGGCCGCGTGCAAGGTGGGGGGTATCTTCCGGCATAGTCTTGGTGACCTTGGCCTCAAGCACTCCGGGACCGTCCAACACGATAGAGTCTTGGCCAACCACAAAGATGCCATTGTCTGGGTCCGAGTAGATCTCTTGGCCAGTGCCGTAACCCACGCCATCCAGAGAGCACGCAAGCGCAATGTCTGGGTGTTTGTATGCCTGACCAATTTGCGTGTCAAATTCGGCCACTTTAAGGCGTTTGGCAGACTCTATGAGCACGACTGGCTCAAGCGTATTGCCCCAGCCCATTGCCTCGTTGCCAATGTCTGGCCGTTCTTTGCCATCGATGGCGTTGATCGAGAACTGCAGCTCATCGTTTGGTGTGCTGTACTTGCTGTAGCCCATGAGCCCCGGCAACCGGGAAGCACTCATCTCTTTGTCATCAGTTAATTTTCCTGCCATGATTTACTCCTGTGATAAACAATAAACACGCACGATTCTCGCGTGCGCTTCTGGGTGTACGGCCTCGGTGTACCCGATCCGCTTGAACTGCTTGGTGCGGAAGACCGCCCCCAAGACAGATGGGTGGACACCCGGCGGCACCTCGATAATCTGCCGGATGTCATTGATAGATACTTGGCCAGCCTGCTTGGCCACCAACACAGCCAGAACTCGGCACCGTGCCAAGAATTGGTGGTCTGTGTGCTCAAAGATGTCGAGCTGGCGGTCCCTCATGGCACGGCCCAGCTCTAGGTTTGCTGCTGTCATACGGTCACCCCAAGAAAAGTAGGACCGCAATGAACAGCACAAAGGCTGCAGCTGCGAGGGTCTTTTGGCCAACGGTCTCGTGACGTTCTGGCGTGTAATTTTGACGGTACTTGCTCATAGATCTCCTTTGGTTAACGCCCGGACTGGGCTAAATACACTACAGGTAGTGTTAGTTGATGCGGGACAGCAAGTTGGAGACCTGTGTAGGGCCCCAGTTGGTGTTGCCGCGTGGTGTCTGGATGCCGCGTGCTTCAAGAGCAGCTGCGATGTCGCGCATGGTGGTGGCACCAGACTTAGTGATGATCTCGCGCACTATCGGACCAACCCGGCCGGCGTAGTTGTCAGCCTTGGCAATGACTACCTTGGTGCCTGCAACGCTACCAATCTGTGGGGCTGGGCTGCCAAGTACTTTTCCCTGCAGCTTGAGCTGGGCCAGAGCAGACTTGGTGCGCTCGGAGATCTTACGTGCTTCCCACTCAGCAAACACGGCCATCATCTGCAAGAAGGTGCGGTCAGCCTCGGGCATGTCGGCACAGACAAAGGGAACGCAGGACTCAAGCAGGCCAGAGATGAAGTGCACGTTACGTGCGAGGCGGTCCAGCTTGGCAATAACCAAGGTGGCCTTAGCCTTCTTGGCTGTGGCCAGAGCTGCAGCCAACTGCTGGCGGTCATTCTTGCGGCCAGACTCAACTTCAGTGAACTCGGCCACCAGCTCGGCCGCACCGATGTGCTTGGCCACAGCTGCACGCTGGGCATCAAGACCAAGACCTGACTGGCCTTGGCGGTCTGTGGATACACGGTAGTAGGCTACGTATTTCATGATTACGCTCCCTTCTTAACTGCAGCAATGCGTGCCTTGGCAATGGTGTAAGCCCATGCTGTTGCTGCCGCTTGTGATTTAAAGGAGAGGCTGCGCTGCTGCACGCCAAACTCTTGCCATTCGCCTTTGATTAAGCGAGTTTTTTGGACGTATGCGCGGAAGTCTGTGCCGTTGTCGCGGAAGACTACTGCGTATCCAATCTCGCGGCCCTTGGTATCCAGCACGTTGGTGCCAAGATAGTTTGTAAAAATGTCACCGTATCCGTTTGTCATGTTTAACTCCTTTGGCGTTATCTGCCGTTGAACACGTAGAGATTATGCCATGGTTTGTATATCGCCTGTCAACTAGGTGTTTTCCCTTGGTTTTCAACTTATTTGCAACAGGCTATATCGGCGTGATATATTCGCAGCCCATGACCACACCTAAACTTAAACCCTTCCTGATGCGCTTGCACCCATCTACACGTGAGCTGCTTGATAAGGCAGCTGTAGACCAACGGCGCTCCATCTCATCCTTGATTGACCAATCTGTGCGGGACCAGCTCTCGCCCAGATACGGTGGCCTACAGACCCGGCTTGACCGCTTTGTGTCTCGGGTGGTGACCCATGACTAGCACTGTGCTTGCGCTAGATCTTGGCACCACCACTGGCTGGGCCTGCAGGCCACTGGATGGCAACATAGCCCACGGCTGGGCCAGCTTCAAGCCCGGCAGGTACGAGGGTGGTGGCATGCGCTACCTGCGGTTCAAGCAGTGGCTGTCGGAGCTTAAGGGCACGGTTGGCGGCGAGCTGCAGGCGGTGTACTTTGAAGAGGTGCGCAGGCATGCCAGCACTGACAGCGCCCATGTCTACGGTGGGCTGATGGCCACGCTGACAGCATGGTGTGAGCACCACAAGATCCCTTACCAAGGCGTGCCGGTGGGCACGATCAAGAAGCATGCGACGGGCAAGGGCAACGCTGGCAAAGACCAGATCATCGAGGCCATGCAGCTGCGTGGTCACCCAGTAACTGACGATAACGAGGCAGACGCTCTGGCGCTGCTTCACTGTGCATTGGAGACACTATGAGCAAGATACAAATTCAACTAGTTGAAGACGAAGAAGAAACGCCTACCGTGTTTGAGCGTTTTTGGGACAACCTGATGACGTTCGCCAAGTGCGTGGGCGTGTTTGCGTTTATCTGCTTTGCCATTGGCTACTTCAGCATTGATAAGCCGCAGACAACGCAGTGCGAACCCACCAAGGTAGTTTTAGCGAGGAGTATTTTCAAATGAACCACTTAAAAAACGTATGGGAGTGGCTAATGACTCACTGGGTCATTCCTACACCACTTGAGTTGATCAACGAAGAGCTGGTGCATGCACAGCGCAACAAGCTGCGCCACGAAAGCGCACAGGAGTACCACGCGGCCATCGTGGCCTACAACGCGGCTCGGATTAAGCGTTTAGAGTCTAGGTTGGCCAAGCAGGAGACAGCAGAATGAAACTAGCAGCAGGAAACCCAAACTTCATGCGTGAAAACCGAACAGCCACACTGGGTGCGTTTGCCAAGCCTGAGAAGACAACTTACCGCTATGGGCAAAGCGCCGCCTATGTGCCAATAGTACGAACGCCTGACATGGCCCAGCCCCGCACCTTTAACCACATGAAGGATGGCCAGCTCTACACTGGGCCAGATGAGCAGCCAGTCAGACCCGGCGCAATGGATGCAATGGCCATCAAGAGCCGGGGCTACCCAACATGATTATCAGCTACGTCAAGCTGTTCAGGGCCGAGGATGGCACCGTGCTTGACACCCAAGAAGCCAACGGTGAGTTCAGGCTGCTCAACCATCGGATCGCAGTGCTCAAGGAAGCGCTGGAGATCGAGATGGACAACGTAGCAGACCTGCGTGAGCTGCTGGCCGAGGTAAGAAGACTTGCATACGATCTCAGTCAAGAGATCTCGAAGGACTGTGAATAAGATGATCTGCCCCACATGCAAGGCTTGGACCCAAGTCTTGGAGACACGCCAGCGCCCGGACAACAGCACCTACAGGCGCTATGAGTGCGCCAACGGCCACAGGTTTACCACCAACGAGCAGGTTATCCTGAAGGTTAACCGTAAGGTTGCCGATGCTAAAGCGTGAGTGGAAGCCATGGTACCCAAAGCACAAAGGACCAGCCGAGCCAGACCGGACCATCTTGGAGATGGCTGTAGCACGCGAGCTGCTGGCCACGTGGGCTGTGATCAAGGACAAGGCGCTGGTAGACAGGCACTTGGCCGTGGTGGACAAGCGCTATGGGGCTGGAGCAGAACAGAGAGTAAGGCAACACATGCGGGAGATCCACAGGAATGAATGCCATGGTTGAACCAGTACATTTTGCGCTGCCCAAGAAGCCGCGCATAGTTGAGAAG